GGCCCGTAAGCTAGCTGGAGAGACATGTTCCCATCGGGTTCCACCATGATAACACGGTCAGTAACTTCATTTTTCGGGACAGTCTCGAGCTTGGAGGTTGGACATATCTCAAAAGGACCGAACGATTCAACGCGGTGATATTCCGCGGCCGTCCATGCCCAGTGAGACGCGTGGAAAGCGTTTAGCACGCTCGCCACATGTCGGTTGCTACATGAGCGACGACTCGCACCGATCTTGGCATACAAATCAGGGTCTTGTGGACCGAGACTTGCGCCAGGACCGAAGCTGATCGGAAGCTCACTAGGAGGGATGTCAAGAATGGTATTCCACGGGCTTCCGTAAAAGAAGCGGTAGAGCTCACTCTTGATTTGACCCACTAGCTGATCCTCCCATGGATTGGAGGGGCGCAACCTAAAGGACTTGCAAGTTTCGTTCACTGAAAGAAACTTGTTTATCGCCACGGACTTTGTGTCATCTGTGCGTGAGCCTTCGAACTTGCTGAGGAATTTCTCCCGGAGCAAGAGGGCTGCACACACAGAAGGATCATGCTCAGGATGAGCAAAATCCCTAGGGTCATAGACCTTAGACACGAGATACGTGGAGACATCCTTATCAACACAGGAAGACAAAGAGCGACTAAAAGAACGCATGGTTGTACTCCAATGTCATCTAGGGACTGAACCGCCCCTAGGTAACGTTGATCAACAAATGAGAGAGGGGACATCCAGTCCCCTCCCTTAGGTGCCCACGAAATCACGGCAGGTTCTCTTTGAGAAAACCCGTCATGAGGTCGTGGAACTTGGCGATCTCCTCTGCATCAGACGCGCTAACCTCAGAGAGGTAAACAGCACGTCTGACCGCATAATCCAGAAGACTAACTCCCAACCGAAGAGACCTTGCGGTCCCAGGGATTAGGAACTGTTCCCGGAGTACACGGATTTTGTAGGCTTTGAACCTACGCAGAAGAGACTCGAGTTCCCCTTGTGGGAGAGATTCGAGGGTTTCCACGATGTAGGCGCCGTCAGAAACGACGTCCGCACCGAAGAAACTGTCTACAGATGGCGCGTTCACGACGAAGACCTTAAAAGATCGACGAAACGAACGTGTCACCAATACCAGCACTAAGCTGGTTGTAGACGCCAACCTTGAACCCCACAGCCGCTCGGATTTCCGAAGGCGACTGTGTGTCCATTCCCGCCGGTAGGTCCCACTCGTCACGATTGACGATGGTTCCAATGCCGCCGACAGGGTTGATCAAACCTCCCTTCCTCAACACGATCTTCCACACATTCCTGTTGTTCGCGACGAGTGCGTTGCTCCCGGTTTTAATCGGGGA